TTTTGATTTTGGACCTTTTAGTTATGGGCCTAACGAAACAAGGCATCCAGGTTTTACAGGATACGACATTACACAAATGATGATTGGTCAAGATCCTGAGTTTATGTCAAGAATTTATTATGGGCAAGAAGCTGATAGATTAGCTGGTGGTGGTGTTGAGAATACTTTAGCAGCTATGCAATATATTATGGATAGAAATAAAGCACGAGAAGCAGAAAGATTTGCAAAATACGGCAATCCTGAACCTGGTTCTAAATTTGCAAACCCAAACCTTAGAAATCAACAACCTACATATGCAAGTAGACAAGATTATGATCAGCCTCAAATGACTGATGTAGATATTTTTGGATCTTTATTATAATGCCAATTTCGAGAGCTCAAATGAATAAACAAATTCAAAATAAAAAAAAAGTAAAAAAAGTTACTAAAGGATTGAAAAAAGCAAGTAAATTACATGCTAAACAAGCTAAAACTTTATCTTCTTTAAAATTTAAAGAAGGTGGTTTAGTAAGTTATAATGGACAACCTTTGAAACCGGGAGAAAGAACTGGTAATATAGGTTGTGGTGCAATAGCTCCAGGAAAACGCAAGTTTACTAAAATAGGATAATGACATGGCAACCAGTAATAGTAGAGATTTTGAATTAGACGTAGCAGAATACGTTGAAGAAGCATTTGAAAGATGCGGTCTACAATTAAGAACTGGTTATGATTTAAAAACTGCTCAAAGAAGTTTAAATCTTATGTTAGCTGATTGGGCTAACAGAGGTTTAAATCAATGGACAGTTGTTCAACACACAGAAACTTTAGTTCAAGGTCAAACAGATTATAGTTTACCAGAAGGTGCTATCGATGTTTTAGGTGTTGCTTACAGAACTTTAAACAACGGACAAACTTCTGACATAATTATCCAACCTATTGGAAGAAATGAATATTTACAGATTCCTGATAAATCAACACAAGGTCAACCAAGTCAATATTTCGTAGATAAACAAATATCTCCAAAAATACAAGTATGGCCTACATCAAACAATAACTCTGATAGTTTAGTATTTAATTATCTTAGAAGAATAGAAGATGCAGACTACGGTCCAAACACAATGCAAGTTCCGTTTAGGTTTTACCCATGTTTAGCTGCTGGTCTTGCTTATTATCTTTCTATTAAGAGAGCACCAGAAAGAACTATGTTGTTAAAACAAAGTTATGAAGAAGAATTTAAAAGAGCCTCTGATCAAGACGAAGTTCGTCAAAGTTATCAAGTTAGACCTTCTATGCGAAGCTATAGGAGACTTAGTTAATGGCTTATGCAAACGGAAGAAGAGCTCTAGGACAATGTGATAGATGTGGACAAAGATATCTACTAAAAGAATTACACAATGAGTGGAATGGTTTTAAAACATGCTCAGAATGTTGGGAACCTAAACAACCTCAACTTGAAGTAAGATTAAACTTTGCTGATCCACAAGCATTGTATGAACCAAGACCTGATAAAGATGTACCAGCGGGTGAAGGTTTAGTTAGAACAACAAAAATAAATGCTTTTAACTCTTTGGTAGTAGATCCAATTGGTACAGCACTTACATTCTCTTCTATTAATGGTAGTGTAGGAACAGTAACGGTGGTAACAACATGACATTAGCAGAATTAAAAACACTTATACAAAATTACACACAAAATAATGAAGCTACTTTTGTAAGCAGTCTAAATGATTTTATTATATCTGCTGAAGAAAGAATGTTAGAGCTTGTGCAAGTTAATGTTTTTAGAAAAACAGCGACAGGTAATGTAACGCAAGGAAATAGATTTTTAAAAGGTCCTACAGATTATTTAGCGTCTTTTTCTTTAGCAGCAATTGATGCAAATGGTGATTATCATTATTTAGATAAAAAACACCCATCTTTTATTCAGGAATATGATATAGACCCAGCTCAAGCTAATTTAAATGGATTACCAAAATATTACGCAGATTTTGATGCTGGTAGTAATACAGCAGGTGAAGACAATACATTTTTAGTTGCTCCTACTCCTGATGCAAATTATACTATGGAATTAAATTATTTATATAGGCCTCCAAGCTTAACAGTAAATACAAATGGTACTTACTTGTCTGAAAATTCAAGAAATGCACTATTGTATGGTTCTTTAATTGAAGCTTATATATTTATGAAGGGCGAACCTACCCTTTTAGCAGAATATGAAAAAAGGTTCATGGAAGAAATATCTCGTCAGAAAAACCTATTTGAAGGTAGAGACAGACGAGATGAGTATCGTTTTGATAGTTTAAGAATAGAGGTGACTTAATGTTTACAGAAGAACTAGGACCTAAATTAGGTCAAGTAGAAGTGGTAACTACAAACAATACCGGATTAGGAGTTGATTATTGGGCTGATAGAGCTACTGATAAAATTATTTCTGTATCCGCTGACGCTCCTCCTGCAATTAGAGAGCAGGCAGAAGCATTTAAAGAAAATGTAAGAAGTGTAATGACTTATTACATAAAACAAGCTATCTTGTCTGAACGTACAACTATATGTGGTACATTGTCCTCACAAGGACACAATGATATGGCCGAAATTATAAGGAGAATATAAAATGGCAATAACTCAAGCAATGACCACCAGCTTTAAGGTTGAAATGCTTCAAGGTGTTCATAATTTTACTAATGGTAGTGGCGGTGGATCCGCTAATACAGGAGCAACATTTAAAATTGCTCTATATACATCATCTGCAACTTTAGGTGCAGGTACTACCGCATTTACAACAACCAATGAAGCTTCTGGAACTGCTTACACATCTGGAGGAAATACATTAACTAATGTAACACCATCAAATCCATCAGGAACTACTGCTATTACAGATTTTGCTGATACAACGTGGAGTACTTCTACTATTACAGCTCGTGGTGCAATGATTTATAATTCAACACAATCTAATAAATCAGTAGCAATTCTTGACTTTGGTTCAGATAAATCATCAAGTTCTGGTGATTTTACAGTTCAATTTCCAACACCTGATGCAACAAACGCTATAATTCGGATAGTCTAAATGCCTCATTTTAGCTTGAAAATAGCTGATAGGATTAAAGAGGCAAGTACAACAAGTGGAACCGGAACTCTTACTTTGTCTGGTGCTACTTTAGGGTTTCAAGCTTTTTCTGTTTTAGGAGATGGTGCTCGTACACAATACGGAATCACTAATGCAGCTGGAGATTTTGAAACAGGTATAGGAACATATACTGCAAGCGGTACTACGCTTAGCCGTGATTTTGTTTTTGAATCTTCTAATTCAAATGGTTTAGTTAATTTTAGTGCAGCGGAAAAAGATGTCTTTGTAACACTACCAGCTGAAAGAGCGGGTGTTTTATCTGCTGTTGATATATCTTCTGCTTCAGGAAATATTAATGGAGCACAAAGTGTTATACCAGAAACAACAGGTGGTTTTACACTAGGTGCAGTATTTACAGCAAAAGATGGAACAACAATAGGTGCAAATGGTTCAGTAACTGTTTTTGATAATGCAGTATATTATATTGCAGATACAGCATACGCTAACGAAGTTTCTCCCTTCTGGTCTGCTGGAACGATTACAGAAATTACAGTTGCTTTAGGGCAATTTAATGTGGTAGGCTCAGTAGCAATTACTGGCTCAGGAAGTGTTGAAGTCATTGACGCAACTTCTCATGCTGTATTAAATTTAGGTGACACGGTTACATTAAACGCATAGGATAAAAAAATGTCATTATTAACAGTAGATCAAATACAATATAATGGAGGAACAGCTCTTACCTTGCCAACAGCAACACCTGCAGCTGGTGATTTATTACAAACAAATGGTTCAGGCGTTCTTTCATGGAGAGATAGACTTCAAAAAGTAACAAATGCAGCAGGTACAGTTACTTACACAACCCCTGCTAACATTCAAGCTGGAAAAGCATTAGGAACAGCTGGAGGAAATACTATGGGTTGGTATTCTGCTGGTGGTGATCCAATGGAAATAAATTCTCATGTTGGTTGGAGGCTTGGAGATAAAGCAGATTTTTGTTCTACTATTAATGGTTATGGTGGAGTTGAAAGTCCTGGTCCTAATGCTAATGTCTCATCAATAAATTTAAAAATACCTAGTACTGTTAATGCATCAGATGTTATATCTTATTATGTAAGAGGTATTGGTATTGGTGGTTCATCTGGTAATTTTTACCTGCGTGCTAAACCTATTGACGCTAGTAATAATCCTATTGCCTATTCTGAAATAGGTCATTTGTTGCAAGTAATGGCTTCACAAAATGCCTCACAATATTACACAGGAAAAAATAATTTCATTGTAATAACAAACAATAGCCCTTCTTATTTTCAACAATCAACTGCACAATCTGATACTACTAATGGAGATTTTAATGGATTTGGTGCGGCTAATATGTCAAGAAGAAGACAAAATTTTTATTTGCAGCATTATAATGCTAAATATGATTTTGATGGAACAGTAGATAGTTATTTACATAATGATACAACAGAAAATAGAATTTCAAGAGGAAGTCTTGTGTATCAAGGAACAGGTAATCAAGGTTCTTTTGCAATGTCAACAGGTTATGCTGCAGGTTTTCAATTCTATATTAATAGTGGTCAATTCCGTAATGGAACTTTAGAGTTATATTACTGTCTTAGAGATGGTGTGTAGGAGAAAAAAATGAGTATTTTAGTAGTAAATAGTTTAAAAAATTCATCTGGCGGTTCTCCAACTTTAACATGGCCAACTACAGATGGTACTGACGGACAAGTTTTACAATCATCAAACAATGCAGGTAATCTTATTTTTGGAGGAGCTCAGTTAGAAGCACAAAACGGAACTAACATAACTTTTCCTGCAAGTGCAGCTGATGATCGAACTTTTGTTACGGATGCAAATGGTAATTTAACAGCAACTGCCGTAGGTACAAACCCAATGAACACTCCTGATAATTCACATCAAGGAGAAAGACTTTTAGACAAATATGTTATATCAGGAGGAGGAACACCTGCTTCTAGTATTAATTTAACTGTACCATCAGGATATACAAGTACCGATTTAAATACTATAAGAAATTTTAGAATTGTTATAACAGGTCTTGGAATAGCTAGTGGTGCTGATTGGAGAGCACTTTTTACGCCTTTGGTAGGTAAAGCAGGTGGATCAGCGAACAGTAATATGTATACTGCTGGTTCAAATTATTCAGGAGATCATATGCAACTAGGTGTAGAGGGTAAAGGTTCTGTTAATGTTCAAATGACTGAACAATCTAGTAGTCAGCGTTTTTATGGAACAGCTCGAAATGTTTTTAGAGAAAGTAATTCCGCTAGCAACAATATAGATTTTTTTGTTAATGAAGCAACTGGAGGTGCTAGTAATGCTCTAACGTGGAATGGGTCTCAGAGTCTTTTATTTGGAGAAGTTACTTCCGATTGTAATAGTTCACCAGTGTTTGTTAGAAAAATGCAATATATTAACAATCAAAATACAGGTAATTATTACGATGAAATGGGTATGTTTCCTACTTATGGAACGTCACTAACAGATGGAAATAATGAGGGAAGACACAGTATGGGAATAAAAATAACAAATACTTTAGGTGTTAATTTTACAACAGGGTTTGTAGAAATGTATGGAATGTTTAAAGATGGAGTAGTAAGCTAATGGGTAAAATAGTTGTAAAAAAAATACAATCTCAAGCAAGTAATACTGCTTTTACTATACCTTCTGCTGATGGTTCCGCAGGAGAAGTTTTAAAAACAGATGGTTCTGCTAATTTAGGTTGGACAGATAAATCATCAAAAATAGGAAGTGCTGGTATAGATTATACAATGCCTCCTTCTGATGGAACTGCTGGTCAAGTATTACAAACAAATGGAACTGGTGGAGTCTTAGAATTTGTAACTCCTGCTTCTAATCCATTATCAACCCCTGATGGAAATCATCAAGGTTATAGACTTTGTGATAAATATTTTTTTGGTTTAAATGATGCAGCTAACGCTAATTCTGTTACTTTGACTGTTCCCTCTTCTTACACAACTAATCCTTCAGATGTATTAAGTATGGAAATTTACATGAGTGGAAGCGGTAGCGGTCAATTAGGTACAAATGATGGAGAGTATTTTATTTATCCTTTAGCTCAAGACGGAACTACAACTACAAGAAAAGCAACAAGCGATACCACTATGATGCAAGGTTATGGCAGTTATTATAAAGATTTTAATAGAGACTTTAATTTTGGAACTGACGCTACTTCAGGTAATAGTGGATATTTTAAAATGGGCCATGATTATATGTCTTTTAATAACGATGGCACCACAACAAGATGGAATGGAGGTAGAGGAACTTCCTTTCAAGCACATCCTGTTGGTCAATTACTTTTTAAATGGTGGAATGCTAATGCATTTCCTCAAGCGTATTATGAAGGTTCAATAGGAAGAACTAATTATTATAATCAAGAGTTGCCTGGTCAAAGAATTTATTCTAAAGCAGCTAATTACTCAACTACAAGTGGTTTTCATAAAACAAGTGCTGCTAATGTAAAGCACAGCATGGGTTTTAGAATACAAGGTTTTAATAACGCAACATTGTGCGATGGTGTCTTTATGTTGTTTGCTAAATTTAAAGATGGCGTAGTATCTTAGGAGATTTAAATGGTATCTAAATTAGTTACTAGCTCAATTGTATCAGCAACTTCAACAGATTTAACTCTTCAAGCTAGTGCAGGAAAAAAAGTAAAATTTAAAGTTGGTGAATCAGGATCAGAAATGAGTCTTCCTTCTGCTGATGGTACTGCTAATCAATTTATGCAAACAGATGGCAGTGGTAATTTAGGTTTTGCTACAGTAAATTCTGAAGTTCAGTCAGCAACTGCTAAATATCAATTTGATAATCAAACTATGCAAGGACCTATCTTGCTTAGAGTTTGGGATTATGATAAACATCCTGTTGCATCTGAAAATTTGCAACAAATAGATATGCTTGTTCCAAATGATTTTATACCATACAATCGAATAAGTTCTTTTATTATAAAATGGTACAATGTAAACTTTTCTTTTAAAAATGGAATTAATAGTCAAAATACTGTATGGGTTCATACTTTTGTAAAACCATTAGATTATGAAGGAAATTCTTTAGTACACAATAATACAAATTTTAAAATAAGAAGTGGCACTACTTTTGTAAATGGTAGCAGTAGTTGGAATTCTAATTATGATCAAACTGGTAATGGAAAAAATGGTCAGTGGAGTAGGTCAGGTGGTAATCCTGCATACTATACAGTAGAGGATGTAGGTTATAGAATAATAAGAGGCGAGAATACTCAAATAGGTATTGTTCCTAGCACTAGCAGTCAAAATACTATGATTCTTAATCAAATTAACAATCCATGGAGTGTAACAAGTACAAGAAACAACAATCATCAAGCTAATTTTAGTGGAGAATGTATTATTCATAACAGACAAAGTTCTTGGAGAGCAACTACTAATTTTAATTATCAAGGAGCAAATAGTTGGTACAACAATGGTTATCCTGCTATGGGTACTAATCAAATGGGTCAAGAAGCTGATAATTCAACAAGTAACTATTATTTTATGAATTATAATTATGCAGCAGGTGTAAAATTAAGTATGTTACCTCATCAATTTACCACTGCTAATAATGGTAGCAGTGGAAGTAGTGGACAAGTTACTGCTAGTCATTTTGGAATATCAGGTGGAAGATTTGAGTTTTGGATAAATACTGTACCTGCAAGTTATTAAGATAATTTAAGTTGATTAAATATATTAAATAATATAAGTTTTAAAAATTAGGAGTATTAATATGGCGTACACACAAGCAGATTTTGAGGTATTTACAGTAAGGCCTAAAAAAGCAATTCGTAATGCTGAAGGCGTAAGAGTTGTTGAAGACTATACAGATGCAGAATGGGATGAAGCTAAAGCTGATTGCCAAGCACTAATAGACAATTATGATGCAAATCTTTTTGAAGCAATTAGACAATACAGAAATAAATTGTTATCTGATTCTGATTGGGCTATGCATTCTGATTCACCTTTAAGTAATTCTGAAAAAGAAGCATTAACAACATGGAGAGCAACTCTTAGAGATTTGCCAGCATCTAAAACAGATCCTGATGATATTACTGTTCCAGATTGTCCTGTTGATTCTTTAGGAATTGAAGTACTTCAACCAAAAGTATAATAATGAGTGAAGAAAAAAAGGACGAATGGGTTCTACAACAAAAAGAAATAGAAGCACTTCATACTATGAGAATAGAACACAACTATGATGTGAATTTTTCTGTTATTAGCGATAAAAAAGACTTCTTAGACGCTCTACTAGAAATTGACTCGACCGAGTTAGGTAATCAAATTAAGCAATTAATAGAATCTGAAGATAGACAATTCACAGTAGAGTAGTGTAAGTTGTTTATATTACAGGAGTAATATAAAGCATGGCTTTCGGTGCAACTACATATTCAGAAGATACCTATGGAGGATCCGGTGAGTTTACACTTAGCGTTACAGTCTCCGTCACATCTGTATCAGCTACTGCTCAAGTAGGACAAGCTTCTGCTGGACAATTTGTAACTGTAATTCCAACAGGTGTTTCTGCAAATACAATTGCAGGAAGTGTTATTGTTTCAGCGGCTCGTACTGAAGATATAAGTGGTGTTTCAGCAAATGTTTCTTTAGGGCCATACTCAATTGCTACTCAAGGCAATGTAAGTATAGTTATAGAAACACCTATAACAGCTACTATGTCTGTAGGTAATGAAACTGTTAAATTTGGTGTAACTTGTTTCCCTTCAGGTGTTTCTGGAACAGCTACATTAGGCAATCCAACTATTATTGCTAATGTTCTTGCTAAACCTCGTCAAAATGAAGATTTTGTAATAACAGTAAAAAGCACTAGCAGTGGTAATAAATATTTTGTTAATGGCATTCAACAACAAATGCCTACTGCATTGCACAAAGGCTTTACTTATAAGTTTGATCAGTCAGATTCGAGCAACAATAATCATCCAATAAGATTTTCTACAACACCTAATGGTTCTCACGCAGGAGGATCAGAATATACAGATGGCGTAACTGTAGTAGGAACACCAGGTCAGGCAGGAGCTTACACACAAATTACTGTAGCTGATAATGCTCCTTCTCAACTTTATATGTATTGCACAAATCACAGTGGTATGGGTTTTGGTGTTACTGTAGGTGTAAATGTAAATCTTTTAATGACATTGAGCGAAGGAGATGTTAGTTTATCCATGGGAGCAACAGCGTTTCCTTCTGGCGTTTCAACACTAGGTCAAATTGGAACTGTGTTGGTGCAAGAAGGTTCTACTGTTTTCCCAACAAGCGTTACTGCCACTGGTGAAGTTGGCGAGTTGGTGTTATGGCAAGAAGTAGATACAAGTCAAACACCTAATTGGACAAGGATTGCTGCATAATGGCTACATATAGTAATTTAGGAATAAAATTAATTCAAACAGGTGAAGAATCTGGTACATGGGGTACAAGTACAAATACTAATTTTGATCTTATAGATCAAGCAATTGCTGGTTATGTCAGTTATGCAATGTCTGATGCAGATTTTACTTTCAGTATATCTGACGGAAGCTCTTCTGACGCTAGAAATAAATTTATTAATTTTACAGGAACCTTAACTTCTGGAAGGACTATTACCTTTTCTCCTTCTGATTTAGAAAAAACTTGGTATGTAAAAAATGCTACTTCAGGAGGTCACACTCTTACTTTTAAACAAGGTTCAGCAGGTAACACTATTACACTTCCAAATGGTGCTACAGCTATGATTTACGCTACTGGTCAAGGAGCTACTAACGGATCTATTGAAAACGGTATTGGAACTTTGTTAGTAGATGGTCTTATCCCAGAAGTAACAAATACAGCTAATATAGGAACATCTTCTAAAAAATTTAGAGATTTATATATTGATGGAATTGCTTATTTAGATCAAGTAGATATTGATTCAGGAGTTATTGATGGTGTAAATTTAGGAGCTAATTCACCTATAACTAATTTACAAGTAGATAATGTTAATATTGACGGCAATAATATTAAGTCAACAACTAATCAATTAGCATTTGTAACAGGTGGTACAGCAGAAAGAGTTAGAATAGATGCTTCTGGTAATATATTTTTTGGTGGCATAACAAGTACATCACAAAACGCAAATGCTAGTGCTTACATAGATACAAATACTACCTTAAAAAGTTATCAAGGTTCAGGTATACAACACATTACATTTTTAAATGGGGCTACAACTGTAGGCTCTATTAGTAACAACGGAGCTAACGCTTCTTTTAATACAACTTCTGATTATCGAGTTAAAAATAAACTTGGTACAATAGAAGATGCTGTTGAAAGAGTTTTAGAGTTAGATCCACTTCTTTATTCTTTTATAGGTAAAGATGATGTTCACGAAGGTTTTATAGCTCACGAAGTTGATGCTATAGTA